CCACCATCTTGATAATAAGTGGGATTCATACCTAATGCCTTTCTGAAAGACATTTCTCCAGGATAGTCAGATTTCTTTTTTCTAACAGGTTTTTTGATTCTCCGTTTAGCCATTAATGATAACTCATTGTAATGTTAGTATTAAAATCATTAAGCCTAAAGTACCTATTGTTTTGGTTATTATAGAATATCTTAATCTTAACATAGACATCTCTAAGAAATGGCTTAATGGGTAAAGGACTACTAAAGTCCCTAATAGCATTAATTCTCCAAGTTCTTTCTCTTCTCACAACATTTTGTTGAGGTGTTAATAACAATAGAGATGAACCAGTAGTTTGATAATCGTTATACAAAAGGATACCACTTATGGTTTCCAAAGGGATATCTATACCATTACTATCAAAAACTTCTGACCAGAACTCTAATGTATCTATACGAAATGTAGCAACTTTAGTTGCATCTGGGAAGTTAAGAATAAACTCTGCCTCAGCTATAGAAGGATTTTGTCCATAGAACTGACCAAAGTTTCCTTCATTATGTAAATACACAGAGTTACTGGTATCAAAGGGATTTGATGATAATAACCTTTTACCTGTTGGTAAATACAATGGAGGAGTAAAGGAATAAAAAGATTCAAATGCTTGCAACATTTCATTGAAAGCAATAGTGAATTTATAAACTATTGGAGTCTCTTGTAGTAGAGGTGTAATGGATCCAGTTACTAATGATACAGTTAGTTGGGTAGTAGTAATATCTTCTACCTTGTAAACATTAGAATCAATATAAAATATATCTCCTGGTGTTAATACAGATAACTCTGAAGGAGTGTAATTGTTTAAAATATACTTAGTAGGGCTACCTGCTACTACAGTTACTGTAGTAAAGTTAATTGCAAACTTATTCATAAAGGTCATATAGACCTTATTGTATTTAGTATCATAGGCACCATGTATTCCTGTGTTTAGTAATACTTGGTCAGAATCTAATATAAGTCCTTGTAGTTTCTTTCTAAAGAAAGCTGATAGTCCTTTTACATCAGACATGTTTTCTAAACCTTGCCCTACTCTAAAGAACTTTTTAGTTCTAGCATCAAAAGAATAAATAGCAGCTGGGCCTGTAACTACACTATGCTGATGAAAAGACCCATAGTCTTTACTTAAATAGTCATACCTAGCAAGTACATTGCCTGTACCTACTTGATATACAGCACCAGTACCAGCATCAGGTACAGCAGTATTTTCTTGAGAACTTACTTGAGCAATAGCTCTACTTTGGAAAGCTATAATTGCTTCTTTAAGATTAGTAATTTTATTAATCTCTCCGTAGTTACCTTCTAGAGCTAAGTAGTTATTAATCAAATATCTTCTCCAGTTATCCTCAATTTCTCTGTCAAATTTCTCTTCTGATACCCATACCCAGTTAGGTTGGTCTTCATCAGTATCAAAATTAAAAGGCTTTGGAGAATATACTTTTAAGTTATTGTCTTGAGAATAGGCTCTATTGTAAGTATATTCATCTACTAGGAATTTAGCAAAGTCTTCACCTGCAGCTCCAGGAGTTACATTCTTAATTCCATTGTTTGCAGATGTAAATACTTGGCTATTATTCCAATATGAACCATCTCTGTACTCAGTATTAATAGTTGTTTCAGCAGGAAAAGCTATAGCTAATGCTGACATAGAAGCAGCTACAGGGTTATAAGCTTCACCTAAACCTGAAGGAGATGCTAATGCAACACCATAAGATTCTTTCCAATGAAAGAAAGATAAAGTTGTACTATAGTAAGAACAGTATATATCTCCACCAAATACATCAATAGCTTGTGAATTAGCTAATATACTTTTAGGGAAAAAATCAGAAGCACCAATGTAAACATTATTGTATCTTGAAGTTCTCCAAGGCCCACCATATTGCCCAAAGTTATATCTACATAAAGATACAATCCTAAAAGCACTGTCTTTACCATTTATAAAAGGACTATCTATAGCTGCAGTTCCAGTACCTAATTCATTGCAATTACCTCCTAAATCACAAAATAAAGATTTAGATGCAAAACCTGATAATTCCCAGTCTATAGTTCCAGTAACAGTTTCTTGTTCAGGTAAAGTATAAATAGAAATATGATGGTAATCTTTACTAGCCATTTTAGCTGGAGAAAAACTAGAAGGTATAATTCCTTCTATATCTACCTCTTGTTGGTCTAAAAGATTTATAATGTTAAATCCTCTTGCATTATCTACATCATAAGCTAAAGTTTTGTACTTAACTAAGAAAGCAGCAGCTTGTCTACTTCCTCCACCAATATAATCTGCCCAATAGCAAACACCTTGGTTAAAAAATTCTCTACCAGTAACAGGTGGAGTAAGTACTCCAGTATAATATGTATCTGCATCAGGTAAGCCTGGTGCTACAGGAGCTGTAGGTTTAAATTCATAAGCATGCAATAACTTAATATATGAAGCATCACCTACTTGGTATTCTCCAAAATCAAATTCTGGAAACTTAATTATACCTAACCTATTTTCTCTTAATACTATAGCTCCTGCTGCTCCAGTATTAGCACCATGATGTGCAGGTGCAGCTCCAGTACCTCCAGCCCAGTTTTCTCCATCACTAAAATCATTGTTAATAAATAACATTGGTATTTGTCCAGGGTTAGTATTAATAGCTGTTTCAGAATTAGTAAAAGACATTAAGTGTAAACAATCAGTAGTTACACCTGTACCTGCTAGTTTTATTCTACTATCTAATAGTCCAAATATAGCACCTGTACCAAATCTAGTTTTATCTTTCTTTTGTCTTTGTACTCTAACTATTCTAATGCCTGTAATATTTGCAGGAAGATTGTTGAAAGTAAATTCAACACCCATAGACCTAGTTACAATTCTTTTGTCACTAATGCCATCATCTTCATAGCTAGATAAATCTGCATAGTCACTACCACTAATAATACCTTCCCAAGGCTCAGGGATTCTAATATCTGCTATCCAATTAACAAAAGACTCTTGCCCTTTGTCATTGTAAAATACTACACCAAATCTATAAACTTCTCCTCTTGAGTATCCATCATAGATTGTAGATTTAAGAGGATTTTTATATCCTCCCCAACCTTGTATAGGATGATAAAATCCATCTAAAGCTGGTGTACCAAAGTTGACAGTACCTGCACTTGTAACTAAATTATCTACAAATGGAGCATTTGTCATATTGTAGTTCTTCAAGTTAAAAGTGGTAGAGTCTAAGTAAGAGTAAACCATTTGGCTATCCCCTCTTAAGTCATGGAAAGTAAACTTGTAAGATACATTAGGGCCTTCACCACCTATTGTAGTACCATCAGTTTGATACTTATACTGATATAAATTAAACCAGTCAATGTAATTCTGTGTAGGTAATAATCCATAGATTTGCCCTGACTCATCATTGTAAGGATTTACAGCATCTTCATCATCAGGTAAACTATATAAATCAGCTAATTGAGCAGGTACAGTAGCATCATAATCTTCAAAAGCTCCATTTCTAGAATATAATCTAGCAACTTGAGATATAGCAGATCCTAGCTCTCCAAACCTATAAGCTCTAGAATCATAATCAACTTCAAAGCTGGTAGTTCTAGTATTAGCTGGATATAATCTGTTTTTCTTTTGAGTGAATGTTTTTACTCTATCAAAGAAAATCAAAGGGTTAACAAACTCTTCAACTGATATAGCTATTTTATCTTCTCCACCACTAATTACAAACTCCATAGTTTCACCATCAATAGGCAAATCATAGACATAATTAATAATAGGTACATCTTCAACTGAATACTCAATTAAAACTATCTTGATAAAATCATACCTTAAATCTATATGGCTAATTGATATAGCTATAGATTTACCTGAAGGAGTTTCTACAGGAGCACCATCATACTCAAAATAAGGCCCATTAAGATTAGAATCTGTAATAGGAACTAATGTGCTAGCAGGACTATATGCAGTTACACCACCATCTTTACTATATAGCTGATATGCAAACTGATAAGAACCTGCTACTAATAAACCACCTTCAAGAACATTTTCTATGATAGGTGTACTCATATCTACAGAAGGTTTCCAATCTAAAAGACCCACAGGAATAGCAGGACATTGGGGATTATAGATATTAAGAGCACGAGGATGGTTATAATCGTCAGTCCAATAAAATGTACCACGGAGAGAAGATTCTCTCCTACCAAGTGCTTCACGATATACTTCATTAGCTAATGAAAAGTTTAGTATGTTGTTGTATCTAAGATGTGTTGCAGCTACTAATGAAGTACCTGATAATCCTATAACTGTATTGGTAGCATCATTGTATTGTAATACCCATACTTGACCTGCAGTATTAGAAGGTGTAGCAGAGGTATTAGTTCTGCTAGTAGTTAGTAAGATAATTTCTTCTTCTATAGTACCCCAGCCAATAATAGATAAATCAGTCTGGGCAGCTACTACTGTAGTAACTGTTAAGTCATTACCAAGAGTTACAGATACACTAGGATCCAAAGAATAACCTTGAATAAGTACTTCTTGTGTATTATAATACACTCCATATTCTCCAGCAGCTATATCAGCAGCAATAGTAGCATCAGCTATAATCTGAGAATAAATATCAAATGAATCTGATATAGATGACAAAGATATAACTACTGCTGTACCATTAATAGTTAAGGTAGTAGCAGCTATAGGAGCTACAGGATTAAACTTAATAGAGTATAGTGGCTGAATGTTAGGTATAGTGAACTGAAGCTTATTGCCTTTATGATTAGATATAATGCCAGTAGACTCACCAGTATCAGTAACTAAATCAATATCTAAAGCATTATATAAGTGCTCATTATCATTTTTAGCTATAGCCAAATCTTGGCTAAGACCTTTAATATATGAACTGGTTAGTTTTGGCATAATTAATAAGCTAGTCTGCTGCTAAATCCTCCTAGTGTGCTAATTCTAGGATGATTGTATCTTTCTTCAGGGTGTTGTAGATTACCAAAGAATCTCTTATGCTCAAAGAACTTAGGAATTGTTCTAAGTCTTTGGTTTTTATAAGATTCCCATTCATCCAAGCTCTTAGGCATTTTACCTTCGTTTTTAGCCTTTTGGTAATACAAAGACAAATATCCTTTAAACTCTTCATATTTATCTCTGGTATATTTATCAGTTAAGTATAGCTGGAATGCTATCTTATTGCCTATATACCAAGTAACATAGTTAATAACAGACTGATTATCTGGAATCATAGGAAGACCATTTTCATCTGTAGGTACAGCTCTGTAAGCCATAGCTACTTTACCAGTCTTAAATGATGTGAAGATATAGTTGTTATTAACAGTATAAGTAAGGTCTGAATTAACCCTAAAGTCAATGTCAGTCCCATGATAAGCTTTATAAAAAGTGCTAGTATCCCATCTCATAGGAAGGAAAGTATAGCACTTTTGTTTTGGGTCACAGTCATGATTGCACATATCTTGAGAGCAAACCAAAGAGTTACATAATCCACTACCATCACCAATAGTACATGACTGGTCAGTATTGTAATCTACATATACTACACCAGATACTATAGCTTTGCTAGTATTAGGCTCTACCTCTACAGCACATGAAGTTTGTGTAATAGAAAATAGGTCACAGGGTAATTTACCTCTGCCATCTTCAATATGGATAAAGTCTTGGTGGCCTAAATCTTTATTGCCATCTGTAACTTTATCAACATAAAAGCAAGGGACTTTAAGTTCTCTTAAAGATTCCCCTAACCATTCTAACACATCGTTATACTGTAAAGTATAATCCCATGCAAAATCTCTGTACATTTTATCAATGACAGAGCTAGATGAAACTAATAGCCCATTATACATTTTATACTAATTTTCTAGCTAATTCAGCTAATCTTTTAAGGTTCATGGATTTTTCTTCCATCATCATTTCTTCAGGCATAGAGTCAGAAGCTTGTGCAAAAGTTTCAAGAGATTTACTACCCATGTAGTATTCATCTTTATTTTCTGGCATTTCTTTGACATCTTTAAATACAAGATACCCACCATCTTTTAGCTCATAAGCACAGATGTGAGTAATCTTGTTACCTGATTTCTCAGTTTTTTCTACTTTAGAGTTGTAGTAACATTCGCTAATGTGTGACATAGTTTAATAGTTTATTTCAAAATAGTCTACATCTAAACCAGTTTTTAGAATATAAGACAGTTCTCTGTCTACTTTTCTAACAGGCTTAAATCTATATACGGATTTATTTGGTAAAAGTTGTTTTCTTTTGTCCCAAATAAACTTATAAAGGTAACCTTTAGAATGTTTATTTAGGTGATACACTTTTCTCTTTTCTTCTTTAGCTTCAGGATCACTTCTCCAAAGCTTTAAAGTATTACCCCAGTCAATCCTAATGTGGCTCTTTCTAATATCAAGATCTCCATTAGGCTTGAACTTAATCTTTGGTTTATACTTCTTTACATATAAATCACCTAATCTAGGTAAAGATATGATATAAGAGTTGTATAACACTTTATGAACAATTTGTTCAATAATACCTTTATTAATAGAAGAGGAAAAAAGAAAATCTCTAAAAGTTTCATAAGGCACAGGATTATCATTGGACTCTTTATAAAAATTATAAATGTCCTTTGTGATAAAATCTTTCTTAATTATAGCTTTGCCTCTCTTAGTCATCGTTGATTAGGTTGTCCTCCACCACCAGGAGGTAATGGATCAATTCTATTTTCTTGATTATCATTCATTACATCTTCAGGATTAGAGTACTTAATCTTGAAGTCTGTGTTTAGAATATCTTGCTTGCAATAATCCCATAGTCTTTCTTCTAATGGAAACTCCATATCAGGGTTCCAACAGGGTGTATTTTCACAAGATATAAACTTAGCAGCATCTCTAGGATCTCTAAAGACACCTCTAATAGTTACTTTCTCAATAAGAGGGTATTGTACCTTATCTTTAGAGATAAAGTACATATACCCATTATATAAAAAAGCACCTACAGAATTGTAATTATATCTACCATTGCCAAAGAATTCTGCTCTTCTGTATGGAATAACATTGAAAGGTAACCCAATAATACCTACTGGAGATACCTTATCAACAAGTTCACCATCTGATAAGCTTAAGAAAGAGGGAAGCTTATTAACAGTTCTTAGAATCAGACAGTCAGTGGTAGTATCACAACATTCTGCTTGGTCTACTAATTGTACAGGAACACAGCTTAGTGATTGATAATATACATTAGGAATGGTTTTGTTAAACTTGTTGTAAGTATTCTCAAACCATTTAACTCTCTTATTAATGATAAACTCATCAATAAGACGATAATCTAGCTTACTATCATCAGTATACTGATTGACAATTTCTAGCAATTCAAATCTAAGCTGGTTTAGTGATTTCATTAGATATGTACTAATAGATTAGCTGCTAGTCCTTTATCTTTTGTAAAGATATAACTCTCAGCAGTTTTAGGTACACCAACATAACCTTGCTCATATTCCCATCTTCCTAAATCAGATAAACATCTTAAGAATGAAATAGTGCATCCTCTTAAGTCATGTGATGTTCTAGATTGATATGTTTCCTTATGGTGAATATCTCCACAGAAATGATGAATGTAATCAACCTCTGGCATGATATTCTTGTTTTCAATCATGATAGTTGCAGGAAGGTCTTTAATGTAATTCTTTTCTTTATCTCCATGGCTAAAACCTAATAGGTTAGAGCCATAAGTGATATACTTCCTAGATGTAGTAGTATCATCAATACATACTGCAGCATCTTTTTCATAGGTAGCTTTTAACATTTGCCCTAGATAGAATAGCTTATCAGCATCATGGTTACTCATAACCATTACTACATATACATTACAGTAGTTAGCTGCTTTGTCAATACACCTTCTAATAGTTTTATAACCTTCCATAAAACTCTTTTTCCAAAATGGATTAGACTCTTGTGGAGTACCTTTTACTGTAGTATTGCGAGAATCATTAGCATTGAAGAAGTCATTGCCCACAGGGAATATAATCATCTCTGGATTATATACTAAGCTTTGGCTAAGTAGTTTATCAAAAGCATCTTCAAAAATATCACAATTGGTTTCTACAGAACCTGAAGGATTAGTTTCATCAACAAGTACTAGCTTATCAATATGAGCATCATAAAGGTTAATAACTGCTACACTATCACCATGGTTTCTGTTAATGGTTGGTTTATGTACAGGCATTTCATACTGCTCTAGTACATCTCTAAATTCTGCAAGCAGTTCTTCAGGATTACTATACCATTCATTTTTAGTATCAACACTAAATCTATTTTCTCCTTTAAAGTTCTGCCAGAATTTTACTTTCTTAACATCACTAAGTCTTAAGTTGTTAGACCTTAAGAAAGAATTAAATTCTGCTGCTTCATTGTTAAAGTCTACTACAGATTCTTCTTTAATCTGTTTAACAGCTTCCATTACATCTTCTAGATTAACTTTATATCTAGTAGCAAACCTTTTGTAATCGTAGTTTCTAATGTAACTAGGATAGATGTTTAGTTGTTTTTTGATTTCTTCAATAGTCATAGCAAAGTATTTAAGTTTACAAATATTTACATTAATTTGTGACAATAACAACAGTAAGGATTGTAATTACTACTCCACTTGCTATGCTACCTACTTTAGTCCAAAACCTATGTCTTTTAACTTTTTTAGTCAGTTCAATGTTTTCTTGCACTAGTAAATGATTGATTTTCTTGTGCTTATCTATCTGATTAGTTAAGTTACTATTCTGATTTTCTAAGTTATTAACAACAGATTGGTAATAACTTAATGAGGTATCACAAATACCAATAGCTACTTCCATAGAATCTATAACCTGAGTTTTACCCTCAGATAATTCTATTTCATAGATAATATTTTTAAGCTGTGGAAAAGTGATACATACTACTGTATCATTCCCCAGCTTTACCTCTTTTGGATAAGAATTTTGAGAGATACTCAACTGACTTATCATTAGGAAGAAGCTTAACAGAATCAGCTTTGGCATAAAGTTTCTTTTTTAAGGTTTTAATCTGGGTTTTCTTTTCTTCTAGTTCTTCTAAAGATTCTGCTAAAGAAATGTTAAGGCTGTCTTTTTCTAACTTTAACATTTTTAATTCCTTTTGGTAAACACTTATAGAATCTTCATAGCTTTTAATCTTTTGATCTCTAACGCTGACCTTTACATTTTCATGGATGTATAACCCACAAACTACTGAAACAGCTATAAAAAGAACTACTATCATAACAATAAAATATGTTTTCACAGATTATTAGTTAAATAAAGCAGCTATCCAAGAAGTGCTATCTTCATAAGAAACACCTTCTATAGATACAGATACATCAAAAAGAAGAACACCTTTATCTGTGCCAATTAAAAATTGAGTGTTGTTTAGCTCTAAGCTATTTACAGGCTCTTGACCTTCTTCAGCAATAAAAGACTCAAAAGAATACTCGGTATTCTTAAAAATAAATCCTGTAGCAGTTTTAGTAATATTAAGCATGGATTTCAAGTTTTACAAGGTTTACAACAGCAGTTCCTGGTAATGTTAAATTACAAGCAAATATAAGGTAGTTATCAACTGCAGGATTAAATGCAGCAGTATTAATACCAGTAGTGCTTTGAGTATATTCTGAACTAGCAAGTTGTACTGGATTAGGACTAAATCTTAAAGTATTGCCTGATACTGCATATACACTAGTAGCACCAATAGATACAGTAGCTGTTAGATTGCCAGCAGTTCTAAGTAAATTAGCACCTACTAATGAGTTAGTAGTATTGGTATATACTTGAATTTGAACAGCTGTTCCACCACTTAATCTAGAGTATGCCCAGTATAAATCAATAAAGTTACCATCTGCTAAGGTATTAGCAGGTATTAATATAGATTGTGAAATACCTACACTTGGGCCTGTTACTACTGTACCATCAGTAGCAATAGTAGTTCCAGAAGGTTTAGCTAAATTAAAAAGAGTTGTAATATCTTCAACAACTCTATTAAAGTTTTCAACCCTTACAATACCTGCATTCTGAATATTTTTAGGTGCAGGATCATTGAAGGTTATTTTTTTAGATACTTGAGTAGCCATTTAATTTTTTATATAGTTATACGAAGTTAATCAAAATAAGTTACCTACCTTGACCATTATATTTTTTAGGTTTCTGTTCTCTAGGCCCAAACTTTCTTTTAGCCTTTCCAGGCTTTCTAGTACCAAAGGATACTTTCTGTGAATTTGATTTAGTTACTTTCGCCATAGTTTCAATGATTATTATTTAACATTTCCAGAATTATTTCTTTGATAGCTTTTTCAGCTCTTGGATCTACATCAAATTTTCTTCCTGGTGATACTTCGCGGTGTGTAGTTATCCTGTCAATACCAAAGTTATAGAGTTTCATTTTAGCCACACACCATTCAGCAACACTATTAATCTCATCTTCATTTAACAAACGCTTACCAGTATTGCCAGTTACTGCTATACCCAACATAAAGTTGTTGCAGTAAGACCTACCTTTAAAAGAAGATACACCAGCATGCCATGCTCTTTTATTGTCAGGAACTAATATAGTTCTGTTGCCATCAGTGTTTACTAAGCAATGATATGACACCTTGCTTTTTGGAGATAAAATCCAAGATTCTGTACCCACAAAATTACCTGCAGAGTGATGTAATACAATCCCAGTAGGTTGTAGCACTCTAGACTTATTAGGAGATTCTTTAAAAACTTCTGTGTAGTTCATAATAATTAAGTAGATACTTATATTACTTAATGCCTTTTGTAGATAAGAGGTTAATTACAGACTTAAATATAGAGTAACCAAAAAGCTTTTCCCAATGTTCATCAAGTGATTTAACTTCAGCAGTAGCTATAAGTGCTGATACTAATTGTACAGCAGGAACATGTGGACTAAAAGTATTCTCAATAAAATATGCTCCTTTAATAGCCATAGGATAAACACAGAACTTAATAACAGTTCTCCAAAGTTTTCTGCTTTTAATATTGTTTATACCTCCAGGTTGTTTAACTGCAATTATAATAGCGACTATCATATCAAGCACTACAATAAATCCTATTGCAGTGATATATTTATCAACTGGTGCAAAAAATGCAACAGTATAAGCTATAATACCTATAAAAGTAGAATGTACCCACTCAATAATAGGTCTAGTCCATGTGTATATTAAATGATTCATTTTAGTAAACTTTATGTAAGACAAATGTGTCAGAGTATATGCTATCTCCTACATTACTAGAACTCCATTGAACAGTTACATCTAATGTATTTGAAATAGTAGTATCAAACGTAGTGTTGTTAATTGTATTAAATCCAAAGCCTTCTTGTGTTCCACTAGCTGTTTTTAATACATGGAAATTACCCAATGTAACACTCTCTGCTACTCCTGCTGCTCCTATTGCTCTAATATTGAAGTTAATGCTTAGTAGCCAAACTTGGTTTGTAATGTTAGGCATTGAAAAAGCAGGAGATTGACATAAAATAGTAGAGCCTGATTTTATTCTTATAGTAATTGTGTTACCATTTTGAGCAGACATAAGACCTCCCAAATCAGCTCTAAACGCATCTCCTAGTTTAAACCCATATGCAGGAATAGTTAAAGTACCTACTCCTCCATCTATTAATGTTCCTTCAACTGTAGTAGCTGTAATTGGAATGCTATTTGCAGTTTGAGAAAAAAGTCCTCCTACAGAGCTACCAGTTCCTGATGCTCCTGTATTTTTAAATACCTGCTGACTATTTATATTTATATACTTTGACATACAATAATCTGGTTAATTGGTCGCATCTTATACCGCTGGTTGAGTTATATCAAATTCAATAGGTTCTCCCAAAATTGGCACAAGACTTTCATCAAATAGTATAAACCAAAAAACAGGTGTATCTAACACTGCACATTGATAATTAACCCAATATTGGGTAGTATCTTCAGGAGAAACAGGAATGCCATAATAGTCAGAGCAATCCTTTCTTGCCCTTTGAGCATCT